AACTTTAAACCTTAAGGTTTCTCATGTATTAATTCAGCAATCAGTTGCAGGGTATGTGATTGAAGATCAGAATCCTTTAAAACGACGAGTTTCTCGTTCAAGGTCAGGAATCCCTTTATGGATCCCTCCTAGTGAGCGTAAACTCCTAATTCTAAAGGATAAAGATTCTATTAGATTCTGGACTAGTCTTATATCGATCTATCGTATAATTGACTATCCTGGATCTATTAATCTATCTTCCATTACTGATCCCGGTCTAACCGATTTTTGATCTTTATCTCCCTTAGATTTATACCAATTGGAAACTAGTATTAATCGTTGGTGAGATAGATTAGATCTAAATCGGTTGAAGAATAAATGGAATCTTGTAGATTTCAAATTCTTCCCTATTGGGAGATCATCTCCTCAGACTGGATCATCTGTTTTTAAGGGTGAAGTTCCTGAGGATATCTCTACTGAGATTTCCTCTTCTTTATGATCTATATGATCATCTTCACAGGTTTGAACTTCTGTTCAATACCATTCCTTATTAACTGATTTTTCCGGTTTTTGTTCAAGTGTGGTAAAGGGAGATTATATATTCTCTTCTTTATTACACTCTAGTAGGTTAGACCCGGTATCTGATTTTCATCCTATTACTCTGGCTAAAAGTAAATTTTCTTTATTTAATAAAGAAAATATAAATTATAGTCTTGGTAAACTTGGATTTAAATTAGAACCTGCAGGTAAGATTAGGGTATTTGCGATGGTTGATATTTGGACTCAATGGCTTTTATTCCCCCTTCACCGATTTCTTCAGAATATAGTTCGTCCTCTGGATGAGGATGCTACTTTTGATCAAATAGGTAAGTTGGAGAAGAAAATTAAAGATGTTAGGTCTAAAGGAATACGCAAGGCTTATTCCTATGACTTATCATCAGCCACTGACCGATTACCGGTAGTTCTTCAGACTGTTATTCTTATTCCATTATTAGGAAAAAAGGCAGCTGTTCACTGGTCCAACATTTTATGTAATCGTAAATACTCTATTCCTTCTTATATCGTCAAGAAATATAAGCTTCCCTTATCTGAGGTTACCTATTCTGTAGGCCAACCTATGGGAGCTTTATCTTCTTGGATGATGTTAGCTGTTGCTCATCATATAGTGATACAATGGGCTTCCCTTTCTGCTAAGAAGTGGAGGTCCCGAGGATGGTACTTTAAAGATTACATAGTTTTAGGAGATGACGTGGTGATCTTTAACTCTTATGTTGCTGATCGTTATTTTCATATAATGACCAACATACTAGGAGTTAAGATTGGATTAGCGAAGTCTATTGTGTCCCGTTCTGGGTTACATTTAGAATTCGCTAAGAAATACTATGTTGATGGTGAGAGTTGTAATTTGATCCCTCTAAGGGATTGAATTACTACCTCTCTGTCTACTAGTACTATGATTGAATTCATGCGTAAGCATGATATTAGTCTTCAATCTTACCTTCGTGCTCGAGGTTTTGGTTTCAAAGCCCGAGGGAAGATACACAGTAATCTCTGAAATCTAGGTACTAGATTAAGAGTTCATCTCGTTGTTTATTCAAGGCAGTCTTTCGATTTCCTTGATTGGATAACTATGAAAACTCTTAGGAGTCATTATCCTTTAACGCCTTATGCTCTGTTTTCCTTAGTTGGATTTCTTAAGGACGAACAGAAGGTTTTAATTAAACGTTGAAAT